GAACTCCCGTTTCGATTTGAGATTCAACAATTTTTGTCCAAATGTCTTGTGCTTTAATTTTCTTACCAAGACCCATCTCAACCGCTTTGTTATAGTTTGATTCATATTCCTCACCATAACACTCTTGAAGTGGTTTAATTCCCGCCTTGATGATGTCATTAGGGCAGAATAAATACCAATCACCATTGTCCTTAACCGCGTTCATAAAGTTATCCGGAATCCATATTGCGGTGAACAAATCTCTTGCTCTCAATTCTTCAGCACCTGTGTTTTTCTTAATTTCTAGTAAGTCTATGATATCTTTGTGCCATGGTTCCAAATAAATGGCGGCACTACCAGGTCTCCTACCTTGTTGATTGAAGAATCTTAGAGACTCGTTAACAATTTTCAAATACTTTAATAGTCCTCCGGCGAATCCTCCTGAAGTATTAATTCTACTTTCCTTACTTCTAATGTTAGACATTGACAATCCAATACCCGCAGCGTCTGAAGAATATGTTGAAATATCATTCAAAGTATCCAACAATCCATTACGAGAATCTGAATTATTATAGTGTAATACACATGATGCCAATTGAGGAACTTTGGTTCCCGAGTTAATCATGATTGGTGTTGCCGGTGATATCAATTGAGTTGACAATGAATTATAATAATCCATAGCTTCTTCATAGGTGTTTGTTACCCACAAAGCAACTCTCATATACATATGTTGAGGTCTTTCTACCACTTTACCTTCAGGTGTTTTTAACAAATACATCTCCTGTAATGACCTCCAAGCGAAGTAATCAAAATTATAATCATTTTCATGATTAATCGCCTCGTCAATTTTCTCCGGTCCATAATTTTTAATAACATCGATTAGTTTTTCGTTAACGACACCCAAATCATATAATTCCATCATGGTTTCCGAAAAACTATCTTTAGTTTCCTTATGATACGCTGAAATAGCAACTGATGATGCGAGCCTTGAGTAGTCGTGGTGACTACCCGTATATGCCGCAGCAATTTCATAAACAAGTTTATCCAATTCTTTAGTGGTAATCAAACCTTCAGTTGGAACTGAAGTTATTACTTTTATAAAAATCTCGTCAGAATTAACACTCAATCCTTTCGAAGCTCTTTTAATTCTGTTGTAAATTTTTTGTGGGTTAAACGGCGCATCGTCTCCACCTCTTTTTTTAATTCTCAATGACATCATAATTTATGTTTTTTTTTAGAAATCTTCTGTAAATGTAATAGTTTCGTTCAATTTTGCTTTTTGGTATTCCATAGTTCTTGATTCAAAGAAATTACCTTTAGTTTCAACCGCGATTTGTTCCATGAACTTAAATGGTTGTTCAACATTAAATTCTTTTTTACAACCAAGTTTAACCAAAAGTCCATCAACAACAAACTCAAGATATTGTTTCATCAAGTTTGAATTCATCCCAATAAGTGAAACTGGTAAAGATTCTGTAATAAATTCTTTTTCAATTTCTAACGCTGATAATAAAATTTCTTTGATTCTCTTTTCACTTGGTTTATCCTCGATATGATTGTTCAATAAATGAATCGCGAAATCACAATGTAAGTTCTCATCCTTAAAAATCAATGAATTAGCATTACACAAACCTTGCATAAGTCCTCTTGATTTTAACCAAAAAATTGAACAGAATGACCCTGAAAAGAAGATACCTTCAACTGCCGCAAATGCCACCAATCGTTCTTGGAATGACGCGTCTTTAATCCAATTCAAAGCCCAATTAGCTTTCTTTTGAACTGCAGGTAATCTATCGATTGCGTGGAAACATTCATCTTTTTCTTTTGGATTTGAAACATAAGTGTCAATCAATAATGAATACATCAATCCGTGTATGTTTTCCATCATTAATTGGAATCCGTAGAAAAATTTAGCTTCCGGATATTGAACTTCTTTTAGGAAGTTTTCCGCCAAGTTCTCATTGACAATACCATCCGATGCCGCGAAGAATGACAATACATTCTTAACGAAATACTTTTCATTATCCGACAAATTTTCCCAATCACGAATGTCATTGGTTAAGTCTACTTCTTCCGCAGTCCAAAAAGCGGCTTGATGTTGTTTATAAAATTCCCAGATATCGTTGTGTTCTATCGGGAATATAACAAACCTGTTAGGGTTTTCTACTAATATTTTTTCCATATTTTTTTTTTAATTTTGTTGTTGTTCTCTTAATTTTCTTTTTTCTAATAATTCTTTAACTCTATCTCTTTTTCTCTCCTCTTGTTGTTCTTCAAACCCTAAGAATGTTACCGAACTTTCAGTATCAATCTCAAGTAATTCATTGTTGAATTTACAATTCTCAAATACAACACCATCCTTACCCAATCTTGATTTGGTAATTGCAATTGTTGCCAAATTCATTTCTTTTTGTTGTAATGTTTTAGCAACAGATATAATAACATGCCCAACTTGAGCCTTCTTAATTGACCCACCCATTTGGTCTGTTGTTACAACCTCAGATGAGATTGAACTTCTATTACCTTGTGTTGCCGTCCAACCAACCAAATTAAGTTCGTGACACATAGCTTCAAACCCTCTCATAACCGAACCCTCAGCTTTCCACTCATCTTTACTACTACTTTCAGGAACCACACAATCAATATAGTCTAATAAAACCAAATCAATTTTTGTTCCGTCGGCAATCATTTTTCTAAGTTGATTCTTAATCTGATTCATAGTGACAGAATCTGATGGTAATTTTTTCAAGATTAACTCATTTTTCATAGTTTCTTTAATCTCGGTAATTTTACCCATAACCTCTTCTTTATGTTGAACCAAGTTATCCGGTTCAATACCAGTCCAAAGGGTAAAATGTTTTCTTTGAACGATTTTAGGGTTATCCTCAAAAAATATTTGGATAACATTATAACCAAGATTAAATGCGGTGTTTGCAATTTTGGTTAAGATGGTTGTTTTTCCAACACCGGTCGGAGCGAGTATCACCCCAATCTCACCTTTCGCCAACCCACCTTTTAACAACTTGTCAATACCCGGAATACCCATCGGAATCGGGTGTCTAAAATCCTCATCCAAAACGGTGTCAAGGTTGGAGAATATATCAGTCAATCCGGTTTCTCTTTCCCCAACTTGTAACGCTTCTCGAACCAACCCTTCAACTTTATCATACGATTCAAAATCACCTTCTGTGATGATTTTTTGAGCCTTATCCATCGCCTTTTGAAGTTCCTGTTGTTTACAGAACTTCAAAGCCTTTTCTTGAACAAATTGGGTTCCTTCAAATGGAGCATCTTTAACTTGTGTTATGGTATCAAGAACGATTTTAGCAACCAGTTCTTGTGAAATTTCAGATTTAACGATTTGCTCAAGAGTATCGAAATTAGGTGTTGATTGGTATTTTACATAATACTCTTTAACCATCTGCAAGATGATTTTAAAGTATTTGTTGTCAAAGTAAGAACTTTCAATGACATCCATAATGGTCATTGAGAATTCCTTATCTACTATGATTTGGTTTAAAAGTTGTAATTGAAATGTATTTCCTAAATAATCAAAATTCTTGTTCATATGTTCTTTGTAAGTTTCCTTGTTTTATTAAATAGTTACTTACTCAAATCAATTCCCAAATAATTAAAACTTAATTTTTTTGTTGAAAAGATGTCAGTCAAATCTCGAAGCGCATCTTTTAATATTGGTCGTATATCGACAGTATAACGAACTTTTGGTGGAAATAATTTTCCGTCCAAAATTCTATGACAAATTGTCTGCTCTCCAATTTTAATATACATATTGAAGATTTCCGGGCCGTCGGTAAACGATGTATTCATAATAGTTGGGTCATTTGATATGGAATCTTGATTGTCCATCATATAAGTAACCGTTTTCATTTTCAATAGATATTGAAGTTCTTCTTTAAAACTTTTCATAAAGTAATAGAACTCCAATGAATTTTTCGCTTTAGGATTATATCCTCTAACATTAAAAAACCTTTGAACTACAATATTATCATTTAGTGTTAATAAAAATTCAATTTTTGTGCTTTCTTGTTCTTTCATAAATTTAATTTTTTTGTGTGTTTCTTTTTTCTTTTCTTGTTAATTTCATAAATGGTTTGAGGAAGTTGACCCAAGCCTCGTCGTCTTTTGGGAGATACTTAAAGAGACCATCCTCCATCATCATTCTCATTAAGTTTTTATATCCCCTATCGGTAGGGTCTATCGCGTCTGTTAAAATCTGTTCTACTAAGTCTTTTCCGTCATCTGTAATTAGGGGGTTTTTAAGGTCAACAATTTTTTTGTTCGTATTATAGAACTCTTCTCCAAGTATAGACAATTTTGTCTTACCGGTCAAAATATTATTTAGAGTTTTAATAGGTTTCTTTTGCTCGATATTTCGGGCGTAGTCCAAGATTTCTTCGATAGTGCATGGTTTCTCCTGCACTTGAGGGAAATATTTAATCAATGTTTTTTCTCCCAATCCTTCAATACCATAAATGTTATCGGATTTGTCACCAGTAAAGATTTTGGTTAACAATACATTATAGTGGGGAATGTCAACCTTGTTAATAGTTATCATAT